TAAAGGCCGACCAGTAAACTACGCGGAGATTCTCAAAGTGTTTCCGCTCGCTTCAAACCCTGGCGTCATCTTCGCGTATGCGCCGGATATCTATTGCCCAAGTGGGAAACCTCTCCCCGAGTCGCTTCTCGTTCATGAGGCCGTCCACATCGAGCGGCAGACGGCAATGGGTGTTGAGGCATGGTGGGACAAATACCTCACCGACTTGCAATTCCGCTACATCGAGGAGCTCCTGGCGCACCGTGCCGAGTACGATAACCTCATCGGCTCGCCCAATGCACCGAGGAACGTCCGGTCACGCCAGCAGAGGACGAGGAGGCGCTTTGTGGGCTACATGAGCCCTGGGATGGTCGGGTATGGCTCAACCCTCCCTACGGCGACGAGACCTTCATTTGGATGGGAAAGCTCGCAGAGCACAAGAAAGGCTTGGGATTGATATTCGCACGGACCGAGACGATTGGCTTCCACCGAGAGGTTTGGAACAAGGCGAGGGCGGTGTTCTTCTTCGAGGGTCGCATCCGCTTCTACCATGTGAACGGCGAACGGGGTGATACAGCCAACGCCCCGTCGTGTCTCGTGGCCTATTCCGACCTCGATGCGGAGAGCATTGCCATGAGTGGACTACCTGGGCGGCTAGTAAAGCTGGGGAACGGAGGGGCAGATTGCCCCTACGGAATACTCACCCCGAGAACCTAATGGTTTTTTTATCACAGTATAAATAAATCGAATTAATGCGCCTTTTCCCCAAGACTCTCCGGCTTAAAGACGATCCCCCCGTCAGGACACCCATCCGGCCGGAGAGTATATTCTGGGACCTATTGAGGGAGCAACGACGTCTTCCCGTTCACCGTGTAAATTCGACGAAGCGTATCTTGGCAAGCGATTAGAGTGGCTGCTTGGTGGTCGTTGTCGTAGCCGGCGATGGTGAGCCACTCAGCAGAGACTCCACCTCCGACAAAAGGTCGGTACGCTTCGGCGTTTCCATCACTCCCTCGGCCAGCACTGGCAACTGGCAAACATTGGGCGTGGGTGTCTCGCTTGGCGAGCATGCCGCGCAACTTAGCATCGAGAGCATTAAGGCGAGTTTGTAGCGCATGGGAGGTCTCCTTGGTTATGGCGGCGTTTTCGTCGCATTGCTTTTGCACGGCATCCTTTGCCTCTTTCACGGCCGCTTCTCGCTTTACGGTCCAGGCGGCGGAGAGATTGTCGACTCGCCAGTTGTGCGCGACGATTGAGAGGGCCAGCATGATTGCCGCCGGCGTCCCATACTTGATTGCGGTGAACCAGTTCATGATGCGTAATGCAATCCTTTCACATACTTCCCTTTGCCCAGGAACGAGATAGCGTCCTTGCGGGTTTGGTACAGGCTGTAGGATACATGGACCCAGCCGGCTTTGCCATTGGTTTCGGAAAGCTGCTCGGCGATGCACTGGTCGAAGGCGAGGTTGCGGGTGATGAACATCCAGAGGTCGGCGTTGTGGACCGTGGGGACATGGATGTCGGCCGCTTCGCCCTTGAGGTGCTGGGAGTTGCCCGCTCCGCCGGCGCGGTCGTTCACCGCTTTCGAGCGAAATGCCGAGGTGACGATGACAGGGAGGCGATAGTGCTCCCGAATCTTCTCGAGGACGTTATCGCAAAGCGCCTCGAGAGCGATGATTTGCGCGTGGTCCGGGATATTGGGGAGACCCGACTTTGTGACGGTCATCTCCTCGAGGGTGAAGTGCTCACTTAGCTGCATTTTTACCATCCGATAAAATGACCCCGATGATACCGCACACCGCCGCGGCAGTGAACAGCCCGTTCCGGAGGCTCTCATCCGAGAGGCCGGTGAGCTGGCCGGCGAGGATGCCCAGCGTCGCCCCGATTGAGACCCAGGTCGACGGCTCCTTGAACCGGTGGCAGAGCCAGCACTTGATCTTCTCCTCGGTCGTCTTCTCCTTTTTAGCCATCACATCCCCCCTGTTAAAACTTAATGTTACGGCAAGCAACGGCGACGGCCGTCACACTCCCCGCGACGAGGCCAATCCACTTTGCAACCCTTGCGACCCATCCCAACGCCTCAATGAGAGCTTCACCTACCTCGATCATGCGTTGCTGGGTGGCGGTGCTCTCTTGCAAGGCACCGATGAAGCGGGCTTGTGCCTTGAGCTGGCGACGATGCACACGGAAAATCGTGTCGTGATCGCCCAAGCGTCGTCCGTGGTCGGCCAGAATGTTGGCATGATCCGCCATTTGCAATTCTACCTTCTGAAAACGCACTTCGTTCTCCTCTGACATTGCATCCCCCATCCCATCAATAATACGCTCGGGCTGGTAAAGAACCAACCGCGAATCGCTTAGATACTTCCACTATCGTTAATCTGACCGCCTGTGCTTGATGCAATACCCCCTGGGATACTCGTCTTTGTACCGTTCGTATTGAGGACAGAGTTTCCGCTTACGGTCGATCCGGTAAGGACGGGGGACCCTGTGGAGGCATAGCTGGCATTGATATTAAGCGTACTGCATGAGCGCCAATCATAGAGCTTCACATTGCAAGAGTTGAGTTTGATTTGCCCGCTGATAGTCCAGTCGGAATTACGACGCGCAAGGAACGCTGGCTTCAACAGACCTTGCAACTCGAAGCCGTGCGATACGGTGATTATTGCTTGGCCGTCTGCTTCGATTACCGTATCGCCGAGAGCCTGACCGGATACGATATTTTGACCGTTGAAAACGTCGAGAGTGCAGTCGTTGTGCAGGTAGAACGCTGACTTTCCGCCAGCAGCGGTTGGGTAGTCAGGCACCCATGTCACAGGGTAGCCCGTGGTGATCGCGATGGCCTTCTCTGCAAGAATCAAGCAATGGTCAGTGGACAACCACGTTAAATTTGGCGCGGAGAAATTGAATACAATCTGGCTATGCCCAACGAGTGGGCCGCTCATCGAGGCCGGCCCTACCTGACTATTCGAGATGTCGATGTGGGGTTCGATTCCCTGCCAATCGTAATCATTGTATGCCGAGGTAATCGCTGCTTGCACGGTTAGCTTCGGCAAAGCGAGAGTGCCAGGGTTAGCGTCATTGCCACCAGCGGCGACATAAATGGTGTGTGGTGCTGTTAAAACTGTGCGTGTCATAATCGTGTCCTTTTAGTTAAATTGTTAAGTCATTATACCTTATGCACCGTCGCTGTGAATTGCCCGTCGCCAATAGCGGATGGAGTTGCATTACTGGCAGCTTGCGCGAATTGCATTGTAAGGGTGATATTGCCGCCCGTAACGACGAAAGCCATCCGCCCCAGAAGTTGCGGGGCAGTCACGCCCGTCGTGCCGTAAGGGACGAATGGGTTCGCGCTTGCCGGAGCATTCACGAACGCCGCGCCATCAACGGCGTGGAACATGAATAATTTCCCCGTACCGCTACCCGCGCCCGTCGCCAATAAGCCAAACTTAAAACCCCCAGCGGATGAGCAAGAGATGACCGCGCCAAAATCAAGGACATAACTGCCTGGGACTAAAGTCCATGTGAGGCCGGTGATGTTCACCAAGGTCGCACTGTTAACTACGCTGAAAACGGTTGTATTGATTTTTGTTGAGGCAGCACTTGCAGCAGCGCGGTCAGCGTAAGCAGTGGATGCCTCGGTGGTGTTGTTGGTGCCCTCGGCCTGAGTGACGATGATTTGAGGCAGGGTCCAGGTGTTTGCGGTGCTAAGGAGCGGCACGTTAGCGCCCGCGGTCCCGATGTTCTGCACGGCCGCAGTCCCCAAGCCGAGAGCGGTGCGCGCTAGGGCGAGAGTTACCGCTTGGACAACGGGCACCATGGCGCTCGAGACGGCGATGCCAGCGACGCCGGCGTAAATCGTAGGAACACCGAGAGCATCAAAGCCAAGGAAGCCGAGAGCCCGCGCGGCGGCGGTCGGGAGTTGGGTTGAGGTCGTATCCCCCAGCGGGAACACGAGCGAGCGTTGTCGAGCGTTGTCGAGGTCCTGCACCATGCCCGTGAGTTTGTCGTAGCTTCCCTCGATTTTGCTCCCATCGAAGCCCTTCGAGGTTTTGTATGGATTCGTCTGGTCGAGTTCGATCGAGCGGCCAATGACGATATAGTTCGCAGCCGTCGGAGCGACGAGGAACGTGACCACGAACCCATTGTCATCGAAGGTGAGGGTGTAATCCGTCCCCAACACCTGGAGAACCTGGACGCCGGTCGCGACGCTCTCGAGATAGACGCGGATGTACGCGGCGGCGAAGATAGGCCACGCCGCGCCATAGTTGACCGTCGCGCCGTTACCGAGCTGCTTGACTGGGACGTAGTTGTTTGAAATTGCCATTATAACCCCCTAAACTTTCTATAACATAAAACTACCGGCTAACCAACCCATACGGGGCTACTCGCCTTTTTTTACCTCTTTAGCGTGTCCGCCGCCCCACCACCAATAATAGAACTTCCCGACGAGAGGAATGCGGCCGAGCATCTCGGCGTCCTTGAGCGGCTTCTTCTCCTTGATGCCGATGTCGCGCACGTCGCGCTGCAAATCAGTGAGCGGCGAGATGTTCGGCGGGATGAATAGCGTCTCGAAGAATGTTTGCGCAATGCCCTCCTGACGTGCCTTGTAAATCTGGAACTTCGTGAAGCCCATGATCTTGAGGATGTTGTCGGTGACGAGCTGGTCGACATCGATCTTGCGGCCGAGGAGCAAGTCCTTGAGCGCATCGCTTGCCATGCCCATGAGCATGAGCGCAGCGCCGAGGTGGATCATGTTGCGCACGCCGACGATCATGCGCTTGGGGTCTCCGGAGGCAATCTCCGAGATAATGGTGCGGCGATAGATGTCGATTTGCTTCACGGTGTAGGTCTTGAGCATGTAGAAGATGCGCCCGTTACCGCCGCGCAGATAGCCGCGGGGCATCTCCGCGAGGCTGATGGGCTGGATGTCCGAGAGTTCCGAGAACAGCATGTACTTCACGTTTTCGCTCAGAATCCCATCCTTGAGGTCCTGCTTAAACTGGTCCCCCTCGACGCCGAAGATGTCCTTCACCAGCGCCTCCCATGCCGGCCCGCCCTTCTTATTGGCTTTCTGTACACGCTCTAGCGCTGCGTTGATGTAGACCTCCTTGCCGATGTCATCCATGCCCGTGAGGCCGACGGCTTTGAAGGTGGCGCGCACGGCTTTCGAGGCGCGGGAGTTGCTCGAGTATTCCTCGAGAATGTTGTCGATGCCGATGTCCTCCTTGCGGATGAGTCCCATGGCGTCGCCGATTTTGCGGCCGGCGAGAGGAATATGCGCGGGCAGGGACTTCAAGAGCGACTTGCCGGTGCGGTAATACCCATTGAAAGCAAGCGAAAATGCTAAATCCTGGATCTGGGTGATGGCCGAGATGGGTGAGCCCATGAGGTAGATGTACGAGGCGTTCTTCGACCAGCCCACGAAGCCGCGCGTACCGACCGGCTCGACGACGGCCTTGAGGATTTTCTTGAGCTCGGCCTCCTGTTTCGGGGAGATGACGCCTTCCTCGATGAGCTGGACAACATAAGCGCCGATGTTCTTGTCGGTCTCCTTCTCAGACTTCCCGAATAGCTTGCGCGATTCGATGCCATGGCGGAGACCCGTGATGTAGTTCATGAGGGTTTGGGTCGAGTCCTCGTAGAACTCGTTCATTTGCGGGGTGACGTAGTCGATCGTCCGGCTCTTGGCTGCATCAGGTTCAGCGAGGTCGATGGAGTTTCGCGTGAAGCCGCGGAGGTAATTGTTCGCCACCTCAGCACGCTCCTCGGGGGTCATGTTGCCGAACACATCCGCTTGCTGGATGGCCTCCTGAATCTCGCCCCATTGCGGCGTCCCCTTGAGGAATGACAGGAACTCGAGAGCCTTGTCCGATTTGACCTTGCGGGGGAAGTAGTCCTCGACGTATCCCATATCGAGACCAACATCCTCGGCCTCGCTGTAGATGTCGTCGAGCGTCTCGCGGACCTTCTTCCAGTCCTCGACCGCGTCGTACTTCTTGATGAGCTCGTCGACCTTCTTCGTGTCGCGGTTCTTGAGGGCCAGGTCGAGCACGCGGTAATCCGCCTCGGAGAATTTCTTGGAGACCTTGTCGATGAAGCCCTTGATGGCAGCGCGGTCCTCGTTGGAATAGAGGCCCGTCCGGAAGATGAAGCGGCGCACCGCATGCTTGAGCCGGCGATCGATGTTGCCGAGGCGGGTGGAAACGGGAACGAAGGCATCACTCGCCAAGTTGGAGACGTCGCGGAGGTTGCGGGCAGTGTCCTCAATCAGGGAGCTCGAAGGCTTGTCCTGTGCGACGAGCTCGTAGTCTGCCTCGCGGCGATCCTCGATTTCTTTCTGGGCTTCCTTCTCGGCTTTCACGAAGTCACCGCCGAGCATGCGGTCGAATACGCGACGGATGTCGTCGTTGATGTCGACCTTGAGGTCCTTCGCGGATTTATAGATGGACTCGAGCCAGGTCTTGAAGCGGTCGAACACCGATTGCAATCCAGGCTTGGGGGCTTTGCCCTCGCGGAGGTACGCCTCGAACCCGCGCGCAAACTTCTCCTCTTGCTCCTCGGTGAGCTTGTTTCCGTCGACGCCGAGCCACTCCTTCACGATCTTCCAGTCATTGCGCACCATAGGGCGCTTGGTATCCGCAGCGACGCGCTTCATATCGCGGAGGAACACATGCCCCAGCTCGTGGAAGATGGTCGAGGCGTTGGCATCCTTGAACAGGCGGATGACCGTGCCGCCTTTGGAGAACGTGGTGGATCCGCGCACGCCACCCATGCCGTCGGTTTGCTCCTCCTTCTGACTTTGGAAAAGCGTGGTTTGCTTGTGCTCGTCACCGAATAGACCCTCGTCCATGCCCTTCTGGGCTTTCTTCGGCTGGAGGCGCTCTTGGAACTTGCGCTCGGCCAGTTGCTTGTCGCTAATCTTCTCCGCGCCAAGGAGAACGGTTTGTCCGTCGTCGGACTTCTGGAACAATGTGTCGCCTTGGATCGATGCGCGCTCGGCCCAATCAGAGACGGCATCATTCACATCGAGCTCGGGGTTATCCTTCATGAGTCCGCGAATTTGACGGATGGCTTTGGGGGAGAGAGTCTCGCCCTGAGCTTTGCCGGCGGCGACGATGTCCGCATCCGGACCCAGCTTCTCGTAAATCTCCTCAGCCGTGGCGGTCATAGGATCAAGGCCCGCCTCATCGAGGGCGCGCTGGAAGGACTCATCCACCACTGGCCGCTCTTGCCCCGCACGCTTGCCGAATTGCTCATCGCGCAGCGCCTCAATCAGCCAATCGCGATCAACGTATCCATTGCCGTCCTCGTCCGGCCGGATGTTGGTCGCATCGAAGAACTCATTCGCGGGGATGTTGTCGTAATCATTAGGCGGCGCTGCTTTCCGGATAAGACCAGGAGCGCGCTTGGGGTCGATGCCGATGTGCTTCAATTCGCCGGCGAAAATAGAGCCGGCACGTACGCCGCCCTTCTTGCGCATCCAAGCGATGATGGGCTTCTTGAGGCTCGTGTCCTTCACCGCGCCGCGCTCGACATCAAGGCGCTCCTCAATGCCCTGCATGGCGGCTTCACGCTCCTCGGGGGCAACATCCTCCTCGCGCATGCCAGTCGGCTCCACATCAAGCCCAGCGCGCCAGTTGTCCAAATTCTCTTGATAAGCTGCAACCGCTTCTTCCTTGTCGCGCTGCACCTCGAGCTCAAGATTGTGGCGATTATACCACTCTAGCGGAGAAACGCCCAAAGCACGGCTGGCAGCGTCTGCGCGGGCACCGAGAAGCTTGGAAGCGGCGACGGCTTGATCTTGGTCCACGCCGGCCGCAGTCGCCTTATCGAAGAACGACTTCTCAACCGCATCCACGCCGGCGGAGTCCGTGGTGCTCTTGTTGAAGTAGTCGATGTACTCGTCGAAGATGGCGCGCTCACGTTCGGAGAGCTCCTCGCGATTCACCACATCCGCATCGTTGTTGAATTTCTGCATGAGGGTAATGAACTCGTCCGCCGACTTGTTATCCGCGGCGATAGGCGCAATCTCGCGCCGTAGGAACTCACCCATGTCGCTCGTCGCGGCCGGAAGGTTCTCCTCGATGTACTTGCCGAATTGCTCGGCCTGGTCCTCTGGCATGCCGGCATCCTTGGCTTGTTTCTTGGCGTGCCCACCCAAGACCGACGCCGTGCCGCCGCCGATGGCAAACCCGAGGAAGCTGCTGTACGCGATACTCTTGAGCGCCGTCTGGAGGTCCTCGTCGCGGACGCCGGTCGCGGAGGTAATGCTCTCCTCGGCCGTTTGCTGGCTTCCCTCTTGAACGCCTTCGATGATTGCGCCGTTGATGAAGCGCTTGACGACGCTGTTGCCCTGCATGGCGGGAATGAAGTGATCGAGGCCAATCTTCTCGAGCGCGCCCTCGATAGCCCCCGCGCCGGTGGAGATGGTCGACGCTTGCCCTGGAGTTTTGCCGGCTTCGCGCGCCTCTTGGTAGATTTGCGACTTCTGGAGAGAGCCGAACAGGAGCGCGGCCGAGGATGGGCTCTTGGTGAGGACCGCAATGCCCAGGCTCGAGAGTGCGGAGCCTAAGCCATTACCGAGGTCATACATGACGCCCTTCACCCCGCCCTCCTCCGGACGCATGAGGTTATTCCGCGCGAGGTAGCTCTTGTTGCGGGCAATAATCTCCTCGCCGGCGATTTTCATGGATTCGTCCTTGTCGAACAGGAGACCGACTTGGGTCATAATGCCCTTGATGGGGTCGACCATCGCGTCACGCTGGAGCTCGTTGACTGATTTTCCGCCCTGCTTGAGCTCGGTGGCAAGCTCACTGGACTCGATCATGATGCCGCCGCGGAGCTGGGCAGGGGCAGAGGCGAGGAATGCCATGCCGCCACGGCCAAGACCGCGGAAGGTGTCGCCGATGTCCTTCATGGAGACAGGCTCGGGAATAGCGGGGAGGTCGATGGGCGGGAGCGGCGGGAGGCCATCCATGGGTTGCTGCCCGAAAAATCGCTTCTTGCCGTCGACGTCCTTGTCGATTACGAACTGCGTCTCGCCGGCGTCCAGTCCTTGCGGGACGCTCAATACTCGGTCGCTCGGCTCATGGTAGACCGTGTTCGGTTCGGCCTGGACGTCGGTGAGGCTCGAGTCGTTCTCGTGTGCAATGGACGATAGCTCGTCAGGTGTGAGGTCACGAAGCGCCATTATTTGAACTTCTCCTTCTTGCCGTCCGGATACACGCGGAAGATTTCCCCCGTCTTATCATCCTTCTGGTATTTCCAGTTTTGCTTTGCGGCACCCGTTGCCTTGAGGTTGCGCGGGCCAGCCATGCCCTGAATCAATTCGCCGTTCTTGTTGTAAATCAGGTTCGGCACGTCCGGCATAGTCCGGAGAGCGGGGTGCTTGTCTTGGAGGAAAAGCTTGATCGCGTCGGTTTGAGAGTCCGCGTAAATCTTCTTGCGGTCGGCCGCGGGAAGATCCGGCACGCTGGCAATGGGAACCCCAGCACGCGCGGCACGCGCACCGACTGCCCCCATGTAATAATTATAGAGCTTGTCCTTGTTGACCAAGTTGGCCGTCTCGATGGCTCCACGCTGGGCCTTGGCCGAGGCGGGGATGTTGTCGGCCTTGAGCTGGACGTTCTTGTCATAATAGTCGTTGATGCCGCCGAAGCCGATGTCGTCGGAGAACCATGAATCCTCTGAGAACTGGCTCATCGCCTTTTGCTTCTTCTCGATGAGTGGCGTGGTGATTTGCTGGATGAGCCCGAGGCCCTCGCTTTGGCTAATTGCCTGTTTTGACATCCCCCTATAGATGGAATCTTGCAACACCCGCACGGAGCCGGCGTCCATCTCCTTATCTTGGGCGAGCTTCTGGACGCTCTCGTAAATCTCCATGCGGTAGCCGGCCTTGTCCTCCGCCGTAAATCCTCCGCGCTTCCCGCTCCCCTTGAAGCCATTGAGAGTCTCGTAATACTCTTTCGCGGCCGGCGTGAAGTCGCCTTGCTGGATTTGGGAATAGGTTAGCGAGCCCCCATTCTTCGTCAAGGGAGCGTTGTCGTTGTGGACGGTGGCAAGGACGCCGCCTTGCTCGAAGTTCTTTTGTACGCGCTTCGCGCGGTGCTCGATGGCGCTCTTGAACTGGAAGTAGTGCTCAGGGTCCTTGAAGGAGCTCTTTACGTCCGGATCATTCATGAGCTTGAGCGCTTTGGATGGGTTGCTCTCGACCGTGCCCGAGATGAAGGACTTCATGTAATCGTCGGAGAAGGTCTCCATCATTTGCTTCGTGACCTCACTCCCGAGGTGCTGCGTGCCGAATTGCTCGAGCTGTTGGCGGGCTTGCTCGAAGTTGGTCATCGCGACGAGCTGGTTGGTCTTGCCCTTGCCGTAGGAATCGCCGTCCGTCGAGGCGAGCTTAAAGTAATTGGTCATCGTATCGTTCACGCTGGCGACGGTGTTCTTGTGGGTTTGCTCATAGGCCCAGGCGGTCGTCTGCGCGTCGTTCGTTTTAGCAATCTTGAAGGTTGCGTCCTCGAATTGGCGTTGGAAGAACGGATCGATGTTCTTGCCGTACTGGTCGAAAAGCTTTTGCCGCTCCGCCTTATACGTCGCCATGCCGCCCAGCGGATCGCCTTGCGCATCAATCTTGTACTTCGCCTCGAGGCCGGCGAGGTCGTTCTGGATGGCAGAGACGCTTTGGTTGATCTTCGCCTCTTGGCTCCGCGTGACAATGCCCTCGCCCAAGTCCGCGAGCGACTGGAGCTCCTGCCCCTTTGTCTTATCAACTGCGACCTCAGTGACGTCGCGCGTGAAAACTGTGTCCCGTTGTGCCATTAGAGCCCCACCCAATCTCCCGCATCCGCGCGGGCGTCTTTTTTCATGAAGGCGCTAAACGCCGTCTCGCCGAAGCCGAACTCGTTCAAACTCCCGAGGGTGCTCTCCGGAAGGTAGGAGGCAACACTCGAGACTCCGGATTGCAGTGCATCGCCAAAACCTAAAGAGCTTCCCCCCCATGCTCCCGCAGCGGAGGAGATGAGGCTCGTGATGGCCTTGGTACGTGCCGCGCCCATGATGTTCTTCGATTTGGTGTTGGCGTTCTCCGCGATTTGCGTGACGTCATCCATGCCCGTTGTGTAAGCGCCCCTAATCACCGCGCTCGGTGTGCCCTCGAGCGTGAGGCCGGAATTGAGGAAGGAGGAGCGAATCTTGGCAGCGCCGACGATGGTCTCCGTCGCCTTATTCTTCGCAGCGAGAGTCCCCTGTTTTACAACGGCCTTTGCTTCTGACTTCGCGGCCGAGGTCGTCGCCCGCGCGGACGCGATAGAGGCAGCGGCAAATAATGCGGTCTCGATCCCCATGTCTTACTCCCCAAACACCAATCCCCAGCAATTGAAGTCCTTGCCGTCGATCATCTTTTTCCTCGTTCCTTCATACACGAAACCCATGTACTTGTGCCACTCATTCAGCACGGCGACGTCTTCACTTTCTGTCTGGATGCGGAGCATGCCGTGCGAATCGCGCAAGCTGTGCATGAACTCCCGAATCTCGCCGGCGTTTCTTGTCCGGAAGTTCGAGGCAATGAGAAGGATGCCCTCGTAGTGACGCGGGTGATATTCCCGCATGCAGAGGATGGCTTGGGTGCTTCCCTTGTCCGTAAGGGCGAATTTATGCCATGTGCGGCTATTCAGCAACGGCATGAGCCCCGCGGGGTTGCTGTATTCGTTCGGGCGGAAAGCCCTAAAGTGCTCAATGTTGAATGGCTCGATCATGAGGATTGTGCATACTCCGCTTCTAGCATGACGCTTGTGACACACGCCGGCAGCGGGAATGGCTGGACGACGTAGAAATATTTGTCGATCTCCGAGTCATCCGAATAGATGACGGGCTTCGTGCCGTCGATGGGCAGCGGCGGCAAGTAGTTGAGGTCGTTTTGCGAGAGCTCTTGCAAGTCCTGGAGATGGTAGAGGCTCGAGCCGAATTGAATCCCCGCGGACGCCACGCAGCGGATCGAGGCTTGCGTGATGTTCTTATAATTCGTTTGCGTGTTGAGGCCGTTGCCCATGAAGCCCAGGCAGAAGGACTTGATGATGCCGAGGTAGCGATAACCGATGACCAGGCTCGTCACCTCCTGGTCGAAGTTCATGGTCGAGCTCGAGACGAAGAAGTCTGCCAAGTACCCGCCGTCGGTAACAACGCCGACCGTCTTGCCGACGAACTGCCCAAGTCCCGAGACCGAGCGGAATGACAAGTACCACATCGAGGAGGTGTTGCTCGTCGGAGTCTGGAGGACCGAGACGTTCACGCTATTCGGGCCATTATAGCCAGTAATCTGGAAGCGGCCGGAGTCGTACCCCGTGATGCTCTTGTACGCGATATGCCGGCCGACGCTCGAGAGCGAGAACTCGGTGCCCGTCGAGGTGATGGTGCCGGCATTCGGGTCATAGGTGATGGTGGTGGTCTTGAGACTGGTGAGCGATAGGCTCCCGTCCAGGTACACGCAATCGCGCAATTGTTCGCCGAGGTAGCGATTGTATGCTTCGTCGTCGACCTTCTTGGCCGCTTCGGTGAAGGCGGACAGGAAGCTCACGCGCTGGGCGAACTCGACATAATCGGCCTGGTGCTCGATGTAGAAGTTCCCGTTGCGCTGGACCAGGGCGAAGATTTGAGGCGCGCCCGTGTTGTCGGTGATTTGAGCGATGTCGCTGATGGTGCCCTGGGAGATGAACTCATGCCACCCGATGATGTTCTCGGACTCCTTGAAGTTTAGCGTGCAAAGGTCGGTATTGTTCCGCAGCGAGTAGATGAGGTCGTTCCGGTCCTTCTTGTACCGCAGCTTCGAGAAGCCGCCAATCGTGATGTCGTACGAGATGAAGTTGGCGTCCTTGGCCTTGAAGCTCTCGGAGAGAAGGTCATATGAGAAGTAATAGACGTTCCGGTTGTTGAGGCCCACGTAGAAGATGAGGCCGTCCTTGCGGAACGGATAGGTCCGGGAGCACCCGTCGGCCGAGGTGATGGATGCCTCGACGGTCGACGCCGTGATGGCCTCGTTTACTGCGCCGCCATTGACCGCGACCATGCCGTCGGCCGAGCCGGCGATGAGCGAGTTGTCGCCGCCGAATAGCCACTCGATCCGCTGGGTGATGTCCGCAATGGTGAACTGGAGCGCATCCGTCGCCGTCGTGGTGCCGGTCGGGATGGTCATGATGAAGTAATTGGCCGACTGGCTTCCCCAGATGGTCGTCGTCTTGAGCGGGGTCGTGGAATACCAGAGGCGCGCCTTGTAGAACAGGGCATTGTCCGGCCAGTCTCCCGTGAGGACCTTCTCGCCCGCGCCGCCTCCCGTGTACGCGGTGAACGTGGTCGAGTCCACGTCGATCGAGTATTGGTTGGCATTGAGGACCGTCACACGCGCGAACCATAGATTCATTTGCGTCATGCCGCCGATGCCACTGAGGCGGATGCGGTCGCCCGTGGTGTACCCATGCCCCGCGGCCGTGACCACGGCGTTCGCTGCTTGGGTGATGGCAGTGATGGCAACGGGTGCCGTGAAGGTCTTGGGGAAGGGGTCATCCTTGCGGGCGTACGTCTGGAAGGTGAAGTTGTTCGCCGCGACGCGGGTGAGCTTGTAAGGCTCATAGTTGAAGTGCGTGAAGATCATCACGTCCTGATTCTGCGCCGGCTTGCCGCGGCAGATGTACTTGCTCTCGGCCAGGGTGTAAGGCGTCGCCACCTCGAGGATGTTGAGGCCCGCATCCAGCACCCACCCGAAGGTCCCATTCACGTCATAGGACAGGAAGCGCATCTTGTTCGCGTACATGACGACGATGTAGTTCTGCGTATTTGAGAAGCGGAACTCGGTAAAGGCGCAATCCTGGAACTGGAGGTAGGACTCGAGTCCGGAGCGAAAGATTGCGTTGCCCTTGAAGTTCGAGATGAAGTTCTGGAACAGGTCGGTCCCGGATTGATAGATGGGCAAGTCGAAACGCCCATTCATATCATGGTCGATTTTGCCGCGCGCAAAGTTATTGAATGAGTTGGCTACTTTCATTTTTTGCTCGGGTCACGCGATGGATCTGAATAACGGGCAGCGCGGAAGCGGGAGTAGCTCCGGCGCACCGGTTGATTCTCCTGCGCGTTGATGCCCGAGGCGGAGGTCATCTCCTTGGGGAGGATGTCCTGGATCATCTTCTTCTTGGTCTTGTCCTGGGTAAGCGGCAATGCGACCTTCTCGGCCAGGTACAAAGCGAGGAGCATCTTGAACTCGGGGCTCATGTCATTCACGAGCGTCACGTCCTTGATGAAGCGGACGGGCATGCCGCTATCGTATAGCGTGTCGGAGTAAATGCGGTTGCCTTCCACAGAGAAGTCCACATCGCCCTTCTCGTCGAGGTTTCCGATGCCTAGCACCTTGAGAGCCGTGGTGGGGTAAGCGTAAACGTACGCATAGCCGAATGCCGGCGGGTTGTTCATGTCGCGCGCCACGATGTCGCGGTCGAGCGCGAAGTTGGGCACCATGTTCTTGAGGAGGGTTTGGCGCGTGATGTCGTACCACAGCGCGAAGGTCACTTCTTTGTCGTTCGACGGAGTGTCGATGTTTTCGATAGTGCCGAGGTTGCCCAAGTGCCCGAGAGCCATGTTGCATAAATCCACTTTTGATGTAATCGCGGCCACTATTTGCCTCCATCGAGATACGAGATGGCTGATTGCAGAACGTCAGCATTGTCAGAGAAGAACCCAAGGCCGCGGTTACATTGACCGCAAAGGATACCACGAACTTTGTGAGTTTCATGACAATGATCGACGCACGGCTTGTTTTTGCCTACGCGACCATGCTCGTCGGATAAATCAAAGTCCGTTCTGCAAATGGCGCATTTTCCTCCTTGGGAATCCATCATCTCCTTATACGCCGCCCACGTCAGGCCGTAATAGGCCTTGAGCGCGTGAATCTTGTTTTTCTGCTTGGTGCGTGGATTATCTTTTTGCCGAGCAAGAGCTGCGGCCTTATTGCACGCAATGCACTCGGAATGAAAAAGGTGCTTCTTTTGAGAGTGCCGATAGAACTCGGCAACGGGTTTGGTGACTAGGCAAACGCTGCATTTCTTTTCGATTTGAGGAAATTGATATGCAACGACCATGCTCGCCCCCGTGAATACAATGGGGGTGCAGTTTTACCCACACCCCCAAGGGTTGTTGACTTACTTCGAGGTCGGATCGTCGACTTCGATGTCCAGGTCCAGCGTACCGGCCGCGGTTTGCGCCGCGGTCGTGGTCATCACCAGATAGATACCGCCGATAGGCTCGGCGTCCGGACCAATGCCCAGTAATTGGCCGATGGTCTTGGTGTTATCCAAGGCGGCGTTCTTACCGGTCAAGATGTCCGAGTAGGTGGTGACGGCCGACGCCAGGGAAACAGCCGACCATAGAGCGGTCAGAGAGCCAGCCTGGAGTTGAACGTATGCCCCCGTCTGGTCGATCTTTGCGAAGCCCAGGTTGACGGCCATCGTCGTCAGGGCTGGCATTGCGTTCGCCAGGATGCGGGAGATGCGGAAGTCGGAGCTGAAAGGACCGGCGAGAATACGCTGGTCCCCGATTACAGCGCCCGCGGTGACTACGGACTCTTTGTAGCCTACTTTGCGGACTTTTTTACCGACTTGGAAGCTGGAGTTCCGAGGGAACGCCGTCTTACCGATTGAGTTGATTACAGCCATGATGAAATCTCCTTGATTCTAAATTAGGTGTTACTGAAAGGCGTGACGCAGACGCCGGAACCTACCGCGTGGACTTTAGTCGTCCATACGCCAGGAGCGGAATCCCACAATTCCACCAGTGAGCCGATAATACCGCCTTGGGTCGTACCGTTCATTGTGATGGTGTTTGTGTTGACCGCTGAACTGAATGAGCCCGAGGTGCCGCCGGAAACGATGGCTTGCCCCTGAATCAAGTCGGTTAAGTTGGCCCGGATCACTTTGTTCCCCGATGCGGTAATACCACTAATAATGTAGTATTTCCCGCCCTTACCCGTCGCCTTTGGCAAGGCGATAGATTGGGCGGTTGCTACCGTCAAGCGAAGCATACGCTGCGATTGTCTGAGCTTGCTCAAGGTGACTGATGCGGCGGAAACTAGCGCCACACGAGACTCCAAGAACGTAAGCCGGTCTTGTACTGGTTTACTCATGAAACCCTCCTACAAGGTGGTCGTGATGATCTGGACGCGAGCGCCTTCGGTACGCATTGCGTTGATCCAGAAGTCGATGGTGATATCCATCGAGTTCACCTTGTTGTTCGATTTCTCGACATCAAGGCGCGCCAGTTCCATCGCCATTGCGATAGACTCAGGAGCGAGAGCGACACAGCTACGTTGCGTCGAGGTTTCCGGCAGGATTGGCGAGAGTACCGTGATACCCCCGTTTTTCGAGCCGGCGAACTTCGCCACTTGGAAAGTACCAGCACGTTCCAGGAGACCAGCGCCTACGGTGCCAGCGGGCATGTAGTCGTTGTTGATGAACTCAACCTCGCCCATCAAGTCCGTGTGCTCGGTGCCGGACACGCAAAGGGTCGTACCCTTAATCATGTCGTCTTCGAGCTCGTTGTTGATGAAGTTCTCGGTGATGAGCTGCACCACGTCGTACGTGAAGCCAGCGGTGCCGTCGATGGTCAGCACGCCATCCTGAGCAGCGGTGAAGCTGGTTGGGGTTTGGTCAGGCTGGCCGATGAGCACAGGGCCCACAGCGGCGGCAACACCGATACGATCAACAACGCGCTCTTTTGCGTTGTTGAGCTGGACCAGGATGTCCGAGGTCGGATCCTTGATGAGCTCGTTGATGTCGTACTTGGCGTCGATTTGGATCGTACGGGTGAAGCGGCGCTTCGTGAACTGGCGGTTATCCAGTGCATAGTCGCCGTATTCCTTATCGGGGTTGCGGGTTGCGACCTCGACGAGCTCGATGCGACCGATACGAGCGTAGTTGTTCGTCTTGCCCTTCGAGGACAGGAACTTGATCGCGCTGGTGCGTACGAGTTTGGATTTGGATTGCTGGGCCAGTTGGTGGAAACCATCCTGGAAGTTCTGGAGAGCAGCTTGATCGATGCTCGGGTTGGTTGTCAGAGAAGTCATGGAACACTCCACAAAAGGTTGATTTGAATGAAAATAATCAGGGGTTTTGTGAAGGTGTCGCGGAATCCGCGGCTTCTAGCTTGTTCGGGTAGCTTACACCTCAGAAGGGCGGGGAAAGGTAAGGACATCCCCCGGTATCCTTACGAGGAATTTATACAATTTTTACGCAACACGCAAGCGGCATAAAAAAAGCCCTCGCATGATACAGCATGCGAGGGCCTCAAGTCGCTCGGCAAGCAACTATGCAGCGGTGGCGGGGTACACCTTTTTGTACAAGGCGTCGAAGCCAATGCCAGGATGGTATTTAATGCCCTGGTTGTCCGCGATTTTTTTCAAGTCGTCGAGCGTCAGCGTTTCCTCCGCACCCTCAACTCCTTCTTCTTTGCCGGCGTCCTCAGTCCCTTGAGCCGCGGCGATGATTTGCTCGTTGGTGAACTTCTTCGTATTGTCGCGGCGCACGCCGGCGTCGATGACAATCGGAGGCAGCTTGGAGACGTTCAAGCCTTTGCGGTGGTCAAGACCCTTGCGGCCTTGGACCTTGGTGCCGTACTCGGCATAAGCCACGTTCTGGGCTTGGCGTACCGAGCCCTTGCGCCACAGCGGCACCTCGCGGAGGTCGTAAGCGGTAGCGACATCCTGGAGATCCTCGATCGACATCTCGCGGATGTCCTTGCCGATGTACGAGAACTCGTGCTCGACTTCTTCCATCGAGTCGATGAACACCTCGCGGAGGCTGTACACGCGGTTCTTGAAGCGCTCGTCGCCCGTGATCCACATCGCGGCATAGCGGTCCTTGACGTGCATGAAGGCGATGTCCTCGTCCTGGTACGGAATGTAACCCGTGACCTTGTTGAAGTCGAACACCTCTTGATCGGCCGAGCGGTATGAGCCCGAGATGGTGATCTTGAGGGCCTTGGTGCCCAAGATAGCCGCGGGTGCGGGTTTTTTCTTAGCGGTCATGATTCTCTCCTACTTCTTAGCTAAACGTGTTTTCTTTTCAAAAATGGCCTGGCGCGCCGCAATCAGCTTGTCCAGGTCTGCTTGCTCATGCGGTCCTTGCTTGAGCTTCTGGATCTGATTGAACAGGTCGGTCGCCTGTTTATCCAAATCCTCCGGAGCGCCTGGTCCTTGACCACCGCCGGCAGGGGCACCGGTCTCGCCGTGCTTGATGCCATACCCCTCGACGATGTTGTTCATGGTCCGGTAAACAAGCCCGAGCACTGAGTTCGGGAGCTTGTTGAAAATCTCATTGTCCTCGGCCGTCATGTTGTCCTTGAGGAACTTTGCAGTCTCCCCGCCGACTTGCTTCCATGAGGTGCCGAACGACTTCTCGAGCTCAGAATCGAAACCCTCGGCGCTGGTCATAGCCTCGTGTTGCTTGGCCTCATACGCTTTGTACTTCTCGATGAACTGGTTGCCCTGGAAGGCAGTGATGCCCGTGTCGTAGAGCATGTCGGCAACGGCGGCACGGTCAGCCTCCGGAACATCCTCGCCGACTTTGTACGCCTCTTTCGTGGCGGGGCGAGTTTGTGCGTAATACTCTTGGATTTGCTGGGGTGTCGACTTCTCGAAGTCCGGCACGGTGGCGATGCTCTTTTTGCCGATGAGGGTTTGAGCACCCTCGAGCGCCTTCCATAGGTCCTCGGAGGACTTGATCTTCTCGGCCCAAGGCTGGGCTTTGTAAGCGTCCGGAAGAACGAAGTCACCGGAAGGAGACGGCGATGGCGACGGGGAAGGAGCGGGTGCCGGCTCGGGTGATGCGGATGGTGCAGGAGCTGGGGCTGGGCTCGGTGCGGGTGCAGGAGCGGGCGCTGGTGCCGGCTCTGACGCTGGTGCTGGTTCGGTCATTCAATCTCCATGCGGTTTGATTTATCAAGGTAACGGTGGAACAGGGAAACCCACAAATTCTTGAGGGCCCGCTCCTCCGTGATTCTTATCACATCATTCCCCGGAGAGACAGAATATATTTTGCATGCTTTCAACAGGTACTTGAGAACGATGCGGCCGTTCTTGGTCTTGGCGAGAGCGTTGAGTGCGGCCTTGTACTCCCGCTCGTTATCGACGACCTTCTCGTCCACTTCCTTCGCCTTGAGAGATTGCTCGAGGATGCGTTCGACGGTGGACTTGGGTGGGCTAGGGTCTCGCTGCATTTTGTGCCTCTGCTTGGGTTTTGCCAGTCTCCGCGGCGTTCTTGTTTACCTCGGAGTTTGCTTGAGCCGCTTGCATCATCATCGCAGCATTGCGCTGCTTGGCGATGGCGGCAATCCTCTCCTTGAACTCGTCGGCCGAGCAAAGGATTTGGTTGTTGTAGTCCAGGTTGTCATTGATGTCCTTGAGCAGCTTGTACCAGTCGACCGCGTTGATGATGTCCGGATAGACCGCGGCGATGGCAGTGATTGCGTTGAGGATTTGGATGAGGTTCTGGACGGCCTCGGTGCGTGTGAGCTTCTCGAGCTCGTTGTTGAAGCGCAGCTCGTACCATGGCCGGCCGGACTTCATGACCTGGAGAACGGCATCCGGAATGACGCGCGACGCGGTGCGCTTGCTGGCCTTGTACTTCTTGGCGAGAGCCTCATCCACAGCAGGATCGACGCCGAGTTCACCCATCTCCTTGAGGATGCCAATCGAGCGCTTCACGTCAGGAACAAGGCGCTCGTTCTTTTGCTGGGACAGGATGCCCGAGAGCGACTTGCCGCGGATGGCGTAGCGCTTGAGGGCCTCGGCCGCAGTCATTTCCTTTGCGGAGGAGAAGTCGAGGAAGATGTCGGACTTGGCCGCGGTGGCAATCTTCTCGTTGAGGTAAGGCAACATGAACTCGATGATGCCGCTCGGGTCTCCCACGTCATGGATGGGGAAGACGGGGTTCTTGCCGTCGCTCATCATGGTGTTGAATACCGTGAGGCCGTTGGCGCTGGTGTCGAGCACGCCGTCGCCGAAGATGGCGTTGCTGGTGATGCCCAAGGATGGGTTTGCCATTTTCTCGAGGATGTCGAACACTGAGCCGACTGCGAAGTTCACGCCACGGATCGAGCTCATCAGCATGGTCATCGAGGAGCGGCCCCAGACTTCATTGCGTACCTTGATTTGACGGCACACGTTGAGAGGACGCTCGGAGAAGGTCTCCTCGAAGAACGGCTTGCAATTGGGCTCCTCGTCCATAAACCAGCAGCCCTTGTAACGCATGCCGCGCGCGCCCTTGAGCTTCGGATCGTAATCGCCGCGGGGCATCATGCCCAGGACGATCTTGAATGGTGTGTTGAAGTCGCCGGCATCGAATGCCTTGCGGATGGGTGCGGGGAGCTTGTTGTACAGCTTGGGCATAATTTGACCGCCCTGCATGGCAAACTCGCCGACGATGCGGTTGGCTTTCCAGTTGAAGGAGGCGAACACGATGTCGACCTGGCCGGACTTGCCCTCGTCGATGACGATGTTGTCCACGCCGTAACTCTGGAAGATGAGGGCGTTCTCCTCGACTCGCGTCTTGAACGCTTGGTTGGGGAAGGTGCCGATGCCCGAGGTGCCAAAGCTTACCTGGTCGTACGCATATGGACGGAGAGCGGTGATGTACCCAGCGTCCGGGTGATTCATGTGATAGAGGGCTTGCGAGGTGGCGAAGGCGAAGTATTCGCTCACGGTCTTGGGATCGACGAGCTCCTCGACGTAGCGGCTCGGGATGATGTCGAACACCTTGTCGCCCGTGCCCCACATGATGCCGATGATCGAGTCGCCGACCTGGTTCGTGCAGATTGCGGACGTCGGGTCATCGACATAGGTGTCCATTTGGTTCGCGGCCGTATTGTCCGGGACCGTGTTATAGGTCGAGTCCATGTCGACGCCGATGCCCGTGTACTTCGAGATGTCACGCCATAGCGGCATGTACTTGTCGCGGGTTTGGCGGCAGCTTTGATATAACTGCCACAGGTTCTTGTCCGATTTGCCCGCGGTCATGGCTAGTTACCGAACAAGGTGTCGCGCTGCTTTACCTGGCTGGGTGTGAGCTCCGCGCCCTGGATGCCTCCCGTGGTCTCAAGAAGCGCTTGGCGGGCTTTCTTCGCCAAGTTCTGATCCTCGACCACCGGGGCGAGAGCGCCGGCCGTGTCCACCTTGGGAGTGCTACCCCCACCAACGATTGCACCAAGCAGTCCTCCAATGAGTCCACCAGCCATAAATCCCCCTATTTCTTGCGCGTCATGACAACGCCGGTTACGTCGTAGCCTACCTTTGCCCAAAGGTTCCGAAATAGGAGAGTTGCCGTTCCGTCCTCGTCGATGCCCGCGTCAGCCGATACATGGCTTAAAGGACATCCCCACTCGTCGAAACGCTTCACCACCGCATCCCTTAACCCCCGCGCTGCACCCGAGCCTCGATATTCTGGCCGGACGTAGAATTGATACATATCACCAATCGGCTCGTCTGTGAAGTCTCTCATGACGGTGAGGATGGCATAACCGGCAACAATCCCATCCTCGACGGCCACAAGCACCGAGACCGTGTTCACCCCTACCGAGGCCAGGATCAAGCTGCGATAGCGCTCTAGGTTCACCGAGTAGTCGCGGTTGCGGCTTTCGCGGAAGAAGTTCTCGGCCGCGTCCATGAACTCGTGGATGTCGGTCGGAATGAATGAGCGGATGTCCACTAGCCCCTCTTGCGTTTGGAGATGTTGCGCCTGACGACGACATTCGCCTCGGCCGCTTCTGTGTTCGCGGTCTTACCCAAGAACTTCTTCGCCGCCCAGATGCCCATCATCACGGAGTCGGCATGGTCCGGGGATGGCACGGGAGGCTTGTCGTTTCGCATCTCGTCCTTGCTCCGGATGCCGCGCACGCCGTTAGAGCGGGGCTTGGTGCGGATTGTCTCCATTTGCACGAGAAGGTCGTCATGCTTGCCGTCGATGATTAAATAGCCCTGGTCGACCCACTCCTTGAACTCATAATACCCCTCGGCTCGAGCGTTCACATAGAGCTTGGTGTCGACGTTCATGGACTTGGTTCCGCCGCCGTCGAAGCGCTGGACCACCTTCTTCGTGCCGGCGAGGACTTCGTTGAGGCGCGACCATACCACATGACCACCACCGCCCACGTCCAGGATCGAGATGGTCGGCTTGTGCTCACCGATGAGCTGGACAATCTTGCCGACCGTGACCATTGGGTCCGGCTCACCCCATGCGATTTGCTCGGTAATCTTCCAATGCTGAGGGCTCACGCGGTCGAGGATGGTGGCGACGGACAAATCCGCACCCTGGGCAGCGAAGTCGATAGCGAGGATGCGCTGGCGCGTGAACAGTTCACCGAAGGGGGCGATGCTCTTGGCCTTCTCGATCTTCTCGAAGTTGAACAGGTAGTCGCCGAAGGTCTCGAGAGGTTGCCCGAGCCAGATGTGATTGTACGACTTGCGGTCCTTGTTCTTGAGCAGCTCGGCCTCGTGCTTGAGGGTGAGAGGGCAATATGGATTCTCGAAGTAGTTGATCCGGATGTGGAGGCAATCAGGGCGGCCGGCCAGCTCCTTGATGACGGCGTCGGAGCGGAGGAAGCGGTTCATGGTGAAGATGAGGCGCGCGTTGTTCTTACGCACGGTCGGGATGATCTTGTCCAGGACGGGCTTGGTGATGGCCTCCGCCTCGTCGACCCAAATAATATCGACGCCCTCGATCCCTTTAATCTTCACGGAGCCTTGCTCACGGAAGCCCTTGAACTTGAAGGTCGAGCCCGTCATGAGGTGGCGGATGCCGTTGAGGCGAACTCGGAAGGCCAGGTTGTGGTTGGTGATGTGGTCATTCAGCACCGAGAAGACCGACTCCTCAATGCTATCTTGCAGCTCACGGCCACAGAAGATACGCGCCTTTACTTGCTCGGCGATGTAGAGCAGCACGCGGCCGACCGATTGCGTCTTAGCAGAGCCACGGCCTCCCTCGATGAGGAAATACTTGTAGTGATTGAAGTCCGTGATGAGCGGCATGAGCTTCGGCGGGATGAGGAGAATCTCCGGTAAGCTGATTTGTGAGGTCATGTGGTTGTCACTGCCCCGTTGAACTCAGGCAAGGCCATCACCGCCGCTTCGATGGCGTTGACGGTCATGTTCTTATTCCATGCATCGCCCTCGATGACGAACTTGCGGGCCCAGCCCTGCTTGCCCGCATCCTTCGTTGCCTTGTTCTTATAGCCTACGACGTCGACGATGAGCCGCTTGGTCTCATAGTATTGCGTAGCGATGGGGATGACCCAATAGCCATAGGTTTGCCCATTCACATCTTCTATATCAATCCTGATCGCCATAGCCTACCCCACTACCCAGTTTGCCCCATCGGACATTACACGACATTTTACAGCGCCACCACCCACAACCGTTGCTCCCCATACGGGGGCTAGGGCATCACTCACGAAATAACTCTGATACGGCGTTGCGGCGGAAGGAAGTCCCGCTACTGTCACTGAGGCTTGCTCAATGGAGAGAACGCCCTCTTGATCCTTGAAGGTCACGTTCTTGTCCGTGGTGGCAACTGACGCAGGAGCTGCGAGGATTATTTTTTGGGATCCGTTCGTACTGGCTTCGGCAAACTCCAGTTGTGCGGCGCCGAAGAAGTTGGCGAGGGTGAATGGCACCGAGAGCGTCCTCCAACCCAGGTAATAGAATGCCGGGGAGTGGAACACGTTGTCGTAAATCATGATGCCTTCGCGGACGCCCGTGATTGCGTCGCGCTGGCTGTTGGTCATCGACATCAACCCAAATGCTTTTGTCGTGCTCACCATATCGAGAAGGGTGCCCGCGGCGGGTGAGGTGGTGCCGAGCGCCACTTGCGTCGTCGACAAGGACATGATCGAGGCAGTGCCCTCGCCGTCCTCGATGTAGCGCATCGTCGTATCAATGCCGACGTTGCCGTTCGAGATTTGAAGCAAATCCTTGAAGGTCGCGGCCGGGGTTTTACCTTGGAGAGTGCTCATAGTCGCCGCGCAATCCTTCTGCAACGTGGGATGTAATAGTCGCCACCATCGGCCGGCGGAAGCGGACAAACGTCCATATCTTCCCAGTTGTACGTAGTGAGCGCATCCCAGTTGGCCCCGGTTAGGTCCTCCCAGTTACCGCACGCCGGAGGAGTCGCGGCCGGCACTTAGGCCCCCAATGCAGCACGCGCCTTTGTTACGAGGCCGTCGAGGGTGGACTTCTGGACGGTGAGAGCTTCGACTTCGGCCTTGAGCGCTTTCTCTTGCTCAGCCAGGTCCGCGTTGGATGCGATGAGGCGCTTCTCCTCGTCATAGGCTGGGCCAGTGATGTCGGCCGCGAGAGCGAGAGCGTTCTCATTGGCGAGGTCCAGGATCGAGGTGGCGCGTGTCTGTGCGTCGGCGATGATGCCCTCGGCTTGCTTGGTTGCCTGACCGAGTGCGATGTTCGCTTGCTCGAGCTGGTCCTTGCGGTTGAGGATGGACTTGTCCAGGGCGGCAACACGGGCTTCTTGCTCCGCGATGTAGTTGTCCTTGCCCTTGAGTGAGTCGATGACAGCAGCAGCGTCCTTGAAGGCGCTGTACTGATTCATGCCGGCCGAGAGCAGATTCGAGATGCCTTGCACGTCAAGTGCTGCCGGTGCTTCGTCTTTCGTGAAGATGCCCATTACTTTCTCCCCTGGATGGTAACGGTGATTGCGGTCGTGCCGTCGCCGGCGGTGCATTGCGGGCTCATCCATGTCGGATTCTCGAGGATTGCCTCGAGCGCCTTGGCGGTCTTGGTGATTGCGTTGGCTTGCGGGTCAGTGACCGCAGCCCATGCGCCCGTCGCGCTCACATCGGTAGGATCGGGGAGGATTTGGTTGGAGCCTCGTAGGGTGACAGAGCCGGCAGCGCCGAATGTGCCACCAATATCCACTGTCTTGTCGCTGTACTGGGACATATCGACACGAGCGCCAACATCACCGTTTGCAAGCGTCCACGAGACCTTGCGCGTCTTGGCCTTACCCGTGCGTGTGTAGACCGGTTGAACTACTGCCATATCACCCCCTAATTTATGGGATGATAATGCGTGAAGGAGGCGAGAATGTCAACGCGCGGATTATTTGCGCTTCTTCTCAATCAGATCGATGGCGTCCTGGACGGTGCGGACCTTCTCGACCTCATGGTCCTCGATGGTCTCGAGCTTGAACTCCTCCTCGAATGCCATGACGAGCTCGACCATGTCCAGGCTATCAGCGCCAAGGTCCTCGAGGAAGTCAGTGGCGCGGGTGATTTCCTTCTCTACGCCTAGGTGCTCGATGATGATTGGCGTCATGGTCTCGAATGTATTAATCATTGGCTTTGTCTCCTGTGTGTTGGGTGAAGGCTTCGTCGATGGCTTCGCTTGCCTTCCGTTTCGCCGCAGTATTGGCAAGGGGGTAACGCCTCCCGGCATTCTTTCTTGTTGGTGTTCATAACGTTTCATCCTGAATCATTAATTGAATGCCGTGCGCAGCGAATACGGGCAAGTAGTCTGCAAGGCTCCGCACCTCGATGAAACCCTCGCAACAGTGCTGGAACATGGGCAAATCTACCTCCTGTCGAGGCTTGTACCATCCACGCTCTTTAGTTTTACGGATTAGCATCATCACATCCTCCCGCTCGTACTCTTTTGGTTATCACTGGTCATAGCTGGCCCTTCCATTTGCTTTTATCTTTCTGACAACGTGCGCAACGCTCTAACTCGACCTGATTTGATTCATCTATCGAGTGCCAATATTTCTTCCAAACATGCTGGCAAAATGTGAGGCCAAGGAATCGACGTGGCGGTGGGGCAAACTCCTTGCCAAGCGGCACTACCTCACTCTTTTGGTTAGTGTCCATTAGGGGTGTCCTTTGGCTTGGGTGCGTTCTTGATGTCAAATTGAGGCGCGGGCTGGCCCACGTTGAACACGAGCGGCTTCCCATCCACGAGCACCTGGCCCATGACGGTGAAGGATTGCACGAGCGGATCCATGTCGGTGAATAGCTTGAGGTGCTTGCCCAGCTTATCGAGCGAGACGTCCTTGTTTGCGAGGCGATAGATGGGACGCTCGTCCTCGCCTATCTTCATGTCATCGACGGCCATGCGCTGGTCCTCGGTGAGTTCGCTGGGGAATTTGGTGACGATGCGGAGAACGCCATTTACCTCGATCTCCTTGAAAAACGAGAGCGGGTCCACATAAGCGCGGCGCGCCATTTGATTGAGGACTTTATGGGCAGTTACGGCCAGGTCCATCTCCATCGGTTTCGAGAGTTTTGCGATGAAGTCTTTGATGTTAGCATTTGTTAGCAGCCTGGAGGCTTGTTCTTTTGCTGCTTTTGGAGAGTACCCCGCACGAATAGCGGCCTGTGAGCCGTTATGGTCGACGAGGTACTCTCGACAAAACTTTTTCTGTTTCGGACTAAGCGACATCCAGGTTGGTCGTCCCCTCTTTTGAAACAGCCGGCACATCATCCGAGTGGGTCTCCTTGCTCGGAAGCATTTGCTCGAGCGGACCGCCGAACACCTTGGTCGTCAGTTCTTTGATGTCCTTGTTGGCGATGATGGTGTGCTCGTTGATAAAGTCTTGAGCCTCAGTCGCACGATTACGCACAGCATGGATGCCGTCGATGTACGCCTGTTTGTCCTCGTCCTTCAAATTCACCGCGATCGTTGCGACGTTGAAGCATTTGCCGTCAGGCAATTGCAGGGTGTAAACCGGACGAAGGGTATGATCCAGGCCCGAGCCACGAATGAGAGCCGTGCCCTCTTTGATTTCGCCGATTGGCGTCATCTTCACGTATGAGACCTCGGTCCCTGGTAGATATGCGTCGAATGCCATTAAGTTCTCCTGTTGGTTGGTGGTGAAAATGAATTTACGCAGAATATATTTTGCGGTCAAGCGTCCGGCTTCTTATCGACGAACTTTTTGAGCTTCGCATAATACTCGAGCTTAACACCCTGAGTCATTGCCATGAGGTGCGAGTATGCACCCTCGAGGATGCCCATGCGCTGGTACATGGTGTTCAGCATCTCGATTTGCTCGGCCTGGAGCCTATTGCGGGCAAGCAGGAAGCCCATGTCGAAGTTCATGCGGGCGATTGCCTCCTGCATCTCGAAGCGGATGCGATTCGGGTTTGGTGAGCCGTCCGCCAATAAGGAGTTTTTCTTCAACAGTTCGCGGGCCTGGGACAATTCCTCGCCCAAGCGCTCACGGTCGCCATACCGCGATTGCAGCATACGCTCGTCGTTAGGGCTGTAATCCTCAAAGGTCTCGGGGATTGGAATAAATTCTTCCTTCTTGCTCATGCTATGCCTCGATCGTTTCTATGAGTTTTGCCGGCTTCTTGTACCGTTTCTTCTCCTCCTCGGTCGTCATCGAGTAGATGGCGTCCGGAGTGTCACTCGTGAAGCGGCCAGTCTCCTTGTTGTACATGAGCAGCGTGTCGCCCGTGGTGCCGACGTGCTTGAAGCGGACCTTCTTCACCCACACCTCGGTCGAGTCGTCGATGGACGCCGAGCGATGGATGACGATGCCGTTGTCGGTCATGTTCACGAAATGCGCCGAGCCGGCGATGTCGTACAGGCTCGGAGGCGGGATGATGCCCGTCTTTTTATCCGCCTGTTGCTTGGCAGGGTGAGCAACGAGCCATACGTGGACGTCGTGATTCTGAGCAAAGCGGAGGATTTGCGCCAAGGCTCCCGCCGTGTAGTCAGTCTCGCTTTGAGCGCCCAGCTTCTTGTCGATTCGGTTCCATGGATCGATGATGAGGCCCTTGATGCCATACCGGAGCACCGCATCCGCCGCGCGCTCGAGAATCCACTCGAGGGTTGGCATGCTCTCCATGATGTCGGAGACGATGAAAAAGTAATGCTCGTTCACCCAGCTTGCACCCGAGAGGAACGTCTCGCGGCTCATGCGTGAGCTCGATCGAGGGTCGGCCGTAATCTCCACCCGCTTCTCGACGAGCTTGGTGACGTGGACCTCCTTCCCGTTCTCCGGAGAGAACACGCCGAAGCGCCAGCCATACGAGAGCGCCAGGTTCAGCGTGAGCGCATCCACCCATTCAGATTTGCCCGAGTTTGGGATGCCGGTGACGGTGGTGAGTTGGCCGCCGACGATGGTGTAGAGGCGGTCGACGTTCTCCCATCCAGTGGAAACACCCGAGGCCATGCCCCCGTCGAAGTACGTCATGAGCTGGCTCTCGAAGTCCATCACCTCATAAAGCCCGCGGATGGGGTGAGGTTTCGCTTCGTGGATGTCGGCACAAATCTCGTCGATGCCCATGTCCTTGAAGGTTTTGCCCAGCGTCCGGCGGGAGAACTTCACGTTGAAGCACTTCGCCGCACCCACGCGCCGCGCTATCTCGTGGCGGAACACGTCGCCTTCGGGAGTGTTGTCCATGGCGATGATGATGCGGTGCATCTTCACGAACGCCTCCGCATGCTGGGCAAAATATTCGAACTCGTCCGGAGCTTGCTCATACGAATCCGTCACGCGCCGCGGCAGATTGCCACCATTGGGGAGTGAGATGACATTCGAGAGCCCCGAGGTGAGGAGCGCCAAGCGATCCATCTCCGTCTGGACGATGATGACGTCCTGGTTGAAGTCGATCTCGTTGATGCCGTAAAACTGGATGCGCTTCGCGGATGCCAGTCTGGTCGTTTGCTCGGGAATCTGGAGATACATCATGTTCGAGGGCACGCCGGCAGTGTCGAGGTACGGGAAGCCAATCGCCTGTTGTTCCTCATTCCAGCGTATCTTGCATTTTTGCACCACATCGAGCGCAATTTTTCGGTCCTCGAAGTATTGGATGATTTCCATCGGCAGACCATCCGCGGATTGAGGCGGACGATTTGCGGCTAGGGCGGGGACCTGGGGGGCAACGGGGGGTTCTTCCACTTCAACCCGTGGATCCGTGCCCACCTTACCCGACCATAGGCAATTTGCACACTTCCACTCGGCGAAGTCCTTGCCGAGGATGTCGACCTTCAAGCAATCCGTGTCCATGCCGGCGCGGTCGATTTGGCAGTAGTCCCGCGGGCAATCCGTTTCGTGACGTCCTTCGATGGGCTTACCCACGAGGATGATGCCTTGCTCCTTGAGCTGCTTGGCGAGGCTCAAAGTTCGATCCCCATCTTCTCAGCCTGAGCAATTACCGCGGCGAAGTTCGCACCCGAAAGCCACAAGGCGCGGAGCGTTTGAAGCTGGGCATGTTCTCCGAAGATTTGCCCGACTCTATCGGTCCCGCGGTAGAACACCATGCTCCGGCGTGCTTTCGCTCCCGTGCCGTGGAGGTTGAGGTCGGCGGTTTGTTCGCTCATAAAATCCCCCCTGAACGCTTAGGATTCGTGATGATGATTATTTTTTTTGGTTTTTTTTCCATCTCTCCCATGAATTTTTCAATGAACGGCGGCACGGGCTCGGAAAGCTCATCGACAAAATGCTTCGCCATGAAATCAAGCACACTTACAAATTTTTCTTCGCTCATATCGAAACCCCTCTCGTGGTGGTACGCGCTACCAAGCCAACCTTGGCATTGTTGCCCTTTACTTGCTCGAGTGTTTTTGAGAGGAAGCCTTTGGTGAGGTACGTCATGAAGGCATAGCGGAAATCGGCGTAATGCTTGTTCTTGCCAATCATCTCGAAGCGGAACTCTTTAATCAATTCCGTTAAGGTCACTTCGCTCAACTGCTTCTCTTTTGCCCATTGCTTTATGTCATCGTAACAAAGCCAATGGCCGCGACTTTCTTCCCACTCAGGCAATGCAACTAGGGATGGTGCGCGTGTATTTCTCACCACCTTGGGCTTTGATGCTTTCCTTTGGCGGATGTTATCTTGGAGGTGTTCAATCACCCGCAGGACGTAATCTCGATTCTTTTCGGCTAATTTCAACCCAACGCCTTCGTTGAGCTCTTTAATCAATTCGCGCACAGATACGGGCGGCTCTTTACTCATGATTGTCTCCTTTTGTTGTGTCGACTTCCAGATCGACGAGTTGATATAATCACAAAATATATTTTGTAGCAAACGAAATTCAATTGTGGGGTGGATGCAAACGGTCTGGAAACCTCTCCACCCCACAGGCTTAACCGTAGGAGACCACGGAAGCATACAGTTCCGTTTTAGCATAGCCAATACCCCCGAGCAACCCCGCAGGAGATAATCCTGCGCCTCGGCCTTTGGTAGGACGTCTGCCTCTCCCGTATTCGAGCCGCTGCTTTTTATCCTGAGCCACCAGGCCCCGCCCCAAAGTTGGGAATGTGCGGTACGTTATGCGGTCGTATCTCTCAAGCTATCCCTAGCCAGTCGAGCGCGCGGGGGTAGACGCGCGGGAGTCATCATCGCTTTTTGATTCGGGAAGCGATAACCGTGGGCACGACATTAGTGGACTTGACAAAATCGGCAAAAGTGGTAGATTTTGAGGAAGGGATAAAGGGCTCGTGCCAGAGACTTTATCAGGCCAGGGGATTTGACGATTCGCCTGGCCGTTTCTTTTTATGCGCCTGAACTGGTCTCATTGGCAACATGCAAATTTGCAACAGTCGGAATAATTCGTGTTTCGCGCCCTCTCACCTTGAGCATGGGCTTGATGCCGTGCTCGTGATAAACGCACCAGAGCAACGCGATGGCATCACATTCATCATGGTCGATTCTGGTCCCAGGCATACCGCCTTGCCAGCCGAGCTTGTGCGCGACGGCACACATATCCTCTTTCGGCGCGTTGCCGTTGCCGGTAAATAGACGCTTGATGTCTCCCGGCTTCATGTTCTGCATCTTGATTTTGTGAACGTGAGAAAAAACCATGAGATGCGATTTATATGCGCCGTAGTTCATGGCAGCGCCGGCACCCTTGAAGCCGGACACGCGCTCGTAGAGGATCATATCGACCGAGCGGAAGTCGTGAAGAAATTCGCGGAATTTGACGAACTCATAACCCGGATGGGTGTTCGCCTTCTTGAAGGTTTCCGTACCGCTTGCCTCGATGATGCCATTCTTACCGAATGCCCATCCGCAATCTTGGCCTAAATCGAGTGCAAGAACGGTACGGTCGCCAACCATATTAAGCCCCTAGTGGTGCTTGTTGATGAGTTTGCCGGCAGCAACAGCCGACGGGTCCAAATACTCCTCCTCGGTGCGCGGAACCGTGCCAGGAGCCAAGTCGAGGCTTGCCTGATAGCCAAGCATATTCTGGAGGTCGTGCGTGCCGCTCTCGAACTGGATGCGAACGTCGCGGTCCATCTTGCGGAGCTTCACCTGGTGCTGATACACCGAGCTCAGGACGTTGAACTCAGTCTTGGCACGGTTGCGAAGATCGCGGCGCGCTTTGTTGAGCTCCTTGATTTTGTCTTGGTACTCAGCATCGAGCGTGAAGATTTCCACGAGCTGGGGATTCACGCCGCTATTGTGCCCCGCGGCGATGGCGACTTGGGGCTTCTTGCCCTTTGTCACCTTCGGCTTTGCGCCGATGCTCTCGTCGTGGGATTCGGCTTGTTTTGCTTTTGCCATTTGGCTCTCCTTACTTGGTTAGGTGCCCCTGGAGACCATCCCCAGGGGCGAGGTGGTTACGCGGCCGCGGGTTCGCCGCCGGCAACGGTTTCTTCTACCGCCGGCACCTTGCGCACGGTGAGCGTATGCTCGTCGTCGGTGCTGATGGTGTGTGATTGTCCTTCCTCGAGCGTGGTGATGACTTCTTCGCTCTGAACGATTTGCACAGGCGCGGACAGGTTCTCAAACTTAACGTGGATAGTCATAGGAACTCCTTATCGTGGTTGGTTGGGGTTTGCCATGTAGGCGATCAGCATGTCGAGCTTGCGCGTGGTGACATCCTTGCCGACACGGAGGCGTGAGACGATAGAGGTGTCGCGTACAGATTTCCAGCCGAACGACTCAGGATCAAGATGGGGATTGTTCACGAGGAACTCCTCCACTTTCGCCAGAAGCCACTCGCGGGTTGAACTGTATTTTTTCTCTTTCATCTTAGCCATGGGCGGAATGTACCTTACAAAATAAATTCTGTAAATGTGCATTTTTAATTTGACGCACAAAATCTATTCTGCAATAACACATCCCATAGTGGTGTTGCTGGAAACAATGCCACTTAACCAAACGACCAGGAGAAACCCCCTTGTACACCACCCTCGGCATCCTTGCCTATCTCGTCGTGAGCTTCGCGCTCGCGGTACTGATTGGCAAAGCCCTCAAGCGTTCAGGAGAATAATATGACACAAGACCGCATGCTCATGATCCTCGCCGCGCTCATCATCTTGGCATTCATGGCAACCACCACCACCGACGAGGCGCTCGCCGAATGTCAAAAGGGGCACAGTCGCGAAACGTGCCTTTACGCAACCCTGCCCCACTAAGGAGACGATTATGCCCAAAGCAAAAGGAACCACCCTAAGTGGCCGTGACTGGATGGAGGCGATTGGCTTCTGCCTTCTCATCGCCGTTGTCATCTTAGCGATCTTGGGCGGCATCGCCATCTATATCGAGGTGAAGTAATGAAAAGGCCAAAACATCCCGCCTTAATGATAACGACCTCTGAAACTAAAGGAGTTCACTATGCTCGAATCGAGCTGGGATTCTTTACGTCACAGGAGGATGCCCAAGCTGTGGCCGTGGTTGCAGCCGCATGCTTGAGCTTCGATAAAAAAACCATGGAGCTTTGGGCGAAGTTTTGCCCAAGTGCAAAGGCAGCAAACTAATGGCCAAGCACAAACAGCTCCCAGGTCTCGCCGAGGGCATCTATTTCAACCTCCCCGAGGAAGTTTACCACAACGACCCCGCCCTTTCGCACAGTGGCATGGTTAATATCCTCGAGAGCCCGCTCGATCACTGGATGGAATCCTCTGCCCTCAACCCCGACAAACCGAAGTTCAAGGCAACGGATGCCATGTTTTTCGGGAAGTGGTGCCACAAATTCCTCCTCGAGGGCATGGCATTCTTCGAGCAATACAACGTTCACGGCATGAAGCCGGACGACAAGAAACTATGGATTAGCCGCGACAACTGGATAAAAGTCCACGACTCGATCCAGCGCATCCGCGGCATCAAGGAGGGCGACGAGCACTTCAAGTTTGGCTATCCCGAAGTCTCGCTCTTTTGGCGCGACCAGGAGACGGGCATGATGCAGCGGGCACGAGTCGATTACCTCCGGACATTCGGAGCCATCGACTACAAGCGCCTCAAAGGCATCGGGACATCCGACATTGGGAACGCTATCGCCGCGCACGGCCTGGACATTCAGGACTGGCACTACTCGGACGGCATCCGCCAGATTCGCAAGCTCCTCCGCAAAGGCAAGATTAAGCCACAGGGAGACGTTGCTGAGGATTGGCTCAAAGCATTCATGGATGAGGAGGACACGCTTTTCCGGTTCTTCTTCCAGCGCAGCACGCCGCCCTTCATTTGGGAAATCGTCGACCTTGACCAGCACCTCAAGGAGAGCGGTGAAGAATGGGCGCGTGCCGCGCGCGCCAAATACAAGGCCAATGTGGAAGCACATGGTCTCTCGCAATGGCCGGCCGGCACTGGCAAAGTCCGCACTTTTGAACTGTTTGAAACCCCAAGGAGGATACATGACCGCAAACGCTAAGAAATCCATGAAGGCAAAGAGCACCCAGCTGGGCGCAACCGTGATCGAGGAGGCGACGAACTCGTTGCCCCTCGCCCCTATCAAACCCGACCCATTGCCCGCCCCCGTGCGGCAAGAGAACCAGCTCTACAACATCATCGCTGGCGTGCTCGAGAACCCTCGCGTGAACGTCGAGAAGGTGCGGGCCCTCCTGGACATGCAGCGCGAGCACGAACGGGACCAGCGTCACCTTGCTTTCATGGTGGCAATGGCCGAGGCCCAGGAGAAAATGCAACCCATCGTTCGAGCTGATGCGGGAGAGCGCAAGAAGTACGCGAAGCTCGAGCGCATCGACAATGAGATCCGCCCCATCTACACCGCGGCCGGATTCTCGCTCTCGTTCAACTCCCAGAAGATGGAGAGCGGCGCGGTGAAAATGATGTGTAAATGCTTCCACAAGGCCGGCTGGACCGAGAACTATGAGCTCGAGGGAGACCTCGATATGAGTGGGCCGCAGGGTAAAGCAACCAAGACATCGATCCAGGGCTTGGGCTCGAGCGTCTCATACCTCCGCCGCTATCTCACCCTCATGATTTTCAACGTCACACTCAAGGACGAGGACAACGACGGCAATGGTGACGGTGCCGAGAAGCCGGACAAGTTTGCGGATAAAGCGAAGGCCGAGGCGAAGAACCACAAGCCGGCAGCCCTCCCCACGACTGAGGCCGGATTGCGCGATGCCGCGACCGTCCTCCGCCGGCAGCTCAAGGCGGCAAAGGATAAGCCGGCGCGTGACGTCATCGTCGCCGCCAACCTCCCGCTCATGCGCGCGCTCGACGAGAAGGGCTTGAAGGACATCGTGAAGCGCCTCCACGAAATCATCGACGGCACCAACCCACAAGGAGACGCCAATGACTAACGACACCCCACTCCATGCGGCCGACGTGCAGCTCGGAAAGAACATCCGAGAGGCTCGTCACATGGCCGGACTATCCCAAGAAGCGGTCGGCGCGGCGATCATCCCGCCGGTCTCCTACCAGCAAATCCAGAAGTTCGAGAAGGGCTTCAACCGCGTCTCCGCTTCTGCCTTGGCCGACATTGCCCGAGCTTGTCGCGTGCCGGTTGCTTCCCTCTACGTCGGAGTCACCGAAATCATAGCCGAGGCCGGTGGGTTCGAGGAAAGCGTCACCCGAGTCGAGGGCGGTATGCTCCGCGAGTACCGCGAGATTCGGGACCCCGAACTCCAGAAGCTCGTCAGGACAATGGTCTCGGCTCTATGCCGTGACACAGTGCAAAGGATGAAAGCATGAGCCGGTTCAACGAAGCATACGAAGCGGCCGTAAAAATTGCCGGCGCGCAAGGCGGGAAGGTCGTCGAGTTTCAAGTGGATGGTGCGGGCTTTATTGTTCGGCCGGCACGGCTGGGCGTAACCGTTCAAAAACTCCGGACAGTGCAAGAGGCCCTCATCAAGCAAATCCTCGAAGTCGCGGAGCATCTCCAGGTCGACAACGGCAAGCTCACCGCGACGGAACAATATGACCTTGGGGAGCAGCTATACACTGCCGCAGCGGAGGCACAAAATGCGAGCGATTAGCATACGACAGCCTTGGGCCTGGCTCATCGTGAACGGTTACAAGCCCGTCGAGAATCGGGATTGGAAAACCCTCTACCGCGGGCACTGCCTCATTCACGCCAGCAAGATGATCGACAGAGCCGGCTACGAGTTCGTCAAGGACCAGTTCCCCGAGCTCTATGCCATGATGCCGCCACTCGACAAGATCGAGCGCGGAGGCGTCGTCGGCATGGTCAAGATTACCGACTGCGTCGAGAAGCACCTCTCGCTCTGGTTCTTCGGTAAATACGGCTTCGTGATGGATGAGGCGCAAGTGCTCCCGTTCTTCCCGCATGCCGGCCAACTAGGATTTTTCAACATCGACTACATGGAGGACACCAATGCCCCGCGACTTTAGCCACTTCAAGAAACCCGAGCTCGAGAACTCCGACTATGCCAAGGAGCTCCGCGCCAGAATCGCCGACATCAACGAGCTCCTGGCCGAAGCGCCTGGTCGCAATGTCGTCGTTCACATGACCGTCGCCCAGCTCCTCAAGAGCCCGATGGACCTGACTCCGCACATCCACGCCATCATCGCAGAAAGGATTTAACCATGAGCCGTACCGTAGCAAGTGTCGTCCCTCTGCAAATCTTTAATGCGGTCGACAGCATAATCACGTCGGCCGTGGAGGATTGGCTCGAGGAGAACAAGGCGATCATGGTGGGATACATCATGAACCGTTTGGGCGAGTTCTCAAAAACGCTTGAGCGGGATGCGCATCACTTCGCCACCACCCTCACCATTGTCCGGCAGGATGTGCTCGAGGCGCAGCTCTTAAAGGTCTCCCTCGAGAGCAAGGGCAAATGCCCTGAGTGCAACCAGAAGGTCCGCGGCTGGACATCCCCCTCCGGATACTTTGCCCCCGAGGCTTGGGCCACACTTCGAGAATCAGGCATCGACCCAGCAACCGGCCACAAAAAGAATTGTTCCCACTCAAAAGATAAGGATTAAGCCATGACCTACAAAAAACCCCAGCCCATCCCCGTCCAAGTAATGACCCCCGAGCTCGATGCTCCCGGCTTCCTGCATAGCTCCGTCGCCGGCAGGGCAATCGTCGAGGTGATGCACGGCCAACGTGGCGGGCATTTCATCACCGTACTACCCCACCAAGTCAAGAGCCGATCACATGAGGAATGGCTTCGCAATCAGTTGCAGGAGAGCGCAGCATGAAGAGAGAAAAACTCATTTTAGAGATTCCCGTCCAAATCAAATACACCGCTGGGTGGCGGAAGCCGGCAATCAAAATGGTTCTCGATGATATTAGGGATTATTCCCACCTCGAGGGAGGCATAGCGGGCGAGGATATGTCGGTTAAAATCAACGGAAAAATGAAGGTGAGAAAAGCATGAAACCGGACACCTACCTATTCACCGACACGGAGGCGACCCGCTTCCCCCGAAAGGGCGGTATGGTCGAGGGACAAGCTCGCGTAGTGCAACTTGCCTTTATCTATGCGGACGCCGCTGGCGAGACGCTCGCCGAGTTCTGCGCCCTCATCAAGCCAGACGGCTGGGAAATCAGCGAGGACGCCCAGAAGATTCACGGCATCACCCTGGAGGAGTGCGATGCGCACGGCATCCCATCCGCTCAAGCCCTGGCATTGTTCCGCTACTTCGAGAAGATGGCGACCAAGGTTATAGCGCACGGGGAGCAGTTCGACCGCCAGATGATGGATATCGAGCAAGCCTATGCCAGCAACGGCGGGGACCTACCTCGAGAGCCGTGGCACTGCACCATGCGGAACAACTCTCACCATTTCGCCGGCAAATGGCCGAAGCTCGCCGCGGCTCTTGAGTTCTTCACCGGCCGCATCCTGGGGGACGACGCGCATGATGCAATGCACGACGTCCGCGCATGCCGCGACATCTTCTTCGCCGCTCGGGCGCGGGAGGACGCATGAAGGACGTTGCCGTACTCTTTGCCCGCAAGAACAGCATCTATAAAAAGCTGGAGGGGTGCGAGGTTTATGACATCGACCGCGACGCACGCACTTTCTCCGGCGGCATGCCCGTCGTCGCCCATCCCCCTTGCCGTGCTTGGGGAACACTCGCCCACATGGCAAAGCCAAGGCATGACGAGAAGGACCTGGCACCCTGGGCGGTCGATCAAGTGCGTGCAAACGGTGGCGTTCTCGAGCACCCCAAGCGGTCGAAGCTGTGGGAGCATTGCTCCTTGCCGCCGGCCGATGGCATAACCCGAGATCAATGGGGGGGGTGGTCCCTACTCGTGCCGCAAATGTGGTGGGGGCACCGAGCGGAGAAGCTAACGCTCCTCTACATTGTCGGCCTCTCGCCGCGGCAACTTCCTCCGTTGCCGTTTGTTATGGGCGAACCCACACACGTCATCGCATCGAGCGGCCGGCGGAGCGACGGCAAAAGATACGGCACCAAAAAAGAATGTTCAAAGGCTGAACGGGAACGCACCCCCGTCGCTCTGGCCGAATGGCTGGTCGAGGTGGCGAGGAGAGCATCATGAGCTTATGCGGGAGACCGCCCTATCAAAAGGGCAGCGCGAAGAAGAAGTCGAAGGCGGCGACGCCGGCGCAGCGGAAGCGATGGGAGGAGCTCCGCGAGTTCGGTTGCATCCTCACCCGCATGGGCGTCCCGCATGTGTGCCGCGGGCGCACCACGATCCAGCATTGTTTCACCGGCGCGGGAGGGCGCAAGAACCATGACCTCGTGGTCCCGCTTTGCGAGTGGATGCACACCGGTCCGGATGGGATCGATGGGAGGAAGAACTACTCCAAGCAGACATGGCAGGACGCCTATGCGACGGAGCAAGCCATGCTCGACAAAACCCTGGAGCTGGAGGCTATGCCATGAAAACCCTCAAGAAGCTCTCGGAGCGCAAGCTCGACGAATTGCAAGAACGGCTCGAAGCCAAACGCTACAGCATGCCGGCATGGAAAGCGGCCAAGCTGCTATGGCGCATTATGAACGAACGCCTCCGGAGGATAGGACTATGAGCGAAGACCGCAAACCAAACCCTCATAAGTGGATCATGACGGGACCGCTCGGACTGGTGGTCGGCACCGAGAACGGCATCATGCAACTCCCGCCACTCACTCCGGACGAAGCCGTTGCCCTGGGCTATGCCTTGTTTGACCACGGCCTCTATCTCAAGGGAAAGGTGAAGCCATGACGCCCGTCCGAGTTCAGCGCAAACGCACCAAGGGCTGGCGCATGCCCGAGAACACGGTTTACGTCGGCCGCGGAACGCCGTGGGGCAACCCGTTCCGTGTCACCCAGGCATTGCCGGCGGAGGACGTCGTGAAGGTTTACCGCGAGTGGTTGATGGACGAGCGGCGCTTCCAGCTTCGCGCCAACCTTCGGCATTATCTCCGCGGGAAGAACCTTGCTTGCTGGTGCGCTCTCGATCAGCCATGCCACGCCGACGTCTTGCTCGAGCTCGCCAATGGATAACGACAACAAGAAGGACATGCGGCCGGAGGGAGGAGTTCTCCTCGAGGCCCAAATGATGGCCGGCGTGGCGTTTGCCCAGCACCTTGCAATCCGAGCATCAGAAGCGGGTTATACCGGAACGCTGGACATGGTCCCCAGCAAAGGCATTAACTACTATAACATCAAACTGGAGGAGAAAAATGTCACTACCCCGCACGCTTAGAATACCCCGAGAGCCCGACTTTATTATCGGAGGTCCGGACGACCCGTATCTCCGGCGGTGGTGGGTCATCCCTCGCAATCGCTTCTTTAACATCTACCTCCACAACATCCTCCGCGATGATGACGACCGCGCGCTCCACGATCATCCTTGGTGGAGTTGCTCAATCATCCTCAAGGGCGGCTACATCGAACACACGCCCAAGGGCCAGTTCATTCGTCGCATGGGTTGGATTCGTTTCCGGAAGGCAACCGCATCCCACCGGCTCCAGCTCCGCAACGATTACAGCAAGGGGCATTGGGTAGAGAATCATGCGCAGATTGGACACACCACAGGCGGAAGCGTTTGGAGTGTTCCCCGCATGCCGGCCTGGACTCTTTTCATCACCGGCCGACGGGTGAGGGATTGGGGCTTCCACTGTCCGAAGGGATGGGTGCCGTGGCAGGAGTTCACAGATCCAACCGACTCCGGCCGTGTAGGCAAAGGGTGCGGAGAATATGAAATTTTAACAGGAGGTAAGAATGCAAGTAATTAAAGGCCGACCAGTAAACTACGCGGAGATTCTCAAAGTGTTTCCGCTCGCTTCAAACCCTGGCGTCATCTTCGCGTATGCGCCGGATATCTATTGCCCAAGTGGGAAACCTCTCCCCGAGTCGCTT